ATACTGGAAGAGTTACTTATTCTGGAGCGTGGAACGGAACTTTCGGAGCTGCTCAATGGTGCAGTTGCCCAAGCTGGATACTTTACGATTTATTATGTTCGCAACGCTACGGATTTGGAGAACAAATACTAACTGATGCGGAAAAAAGTAGTTTCAATGGCAATGCTTCTAGGCTTGATAAGTTTTCTTTTTACGCTGCAAGTGTTTATGCTAATGAACTTGTAAGTGATGGATTTGGAGGTCAAGAAGCAAGATTTAGTTGTAATGTTTCTATCCAGACTCCAACAGAAGCATTTGATTTAATTAATGAATTAGCAGGTGTAATGAGATGTATGCCTTTCTGGGGTGCAGGATCAATAACATTATCTCAGGATAAGCCAACTACAACTTCTTACTTATTTAATTTATCCAATGTTAGTCCTGAAGGATTTACATATAGCGGTACAAGTTTAAAAACTAGACATACGGTTTTTGTAGTCAGTTACTTCAATATGGACTCTATTGATATTGATTATGAAACTTATGAAGATACTGCAAATGTAGCAAAATGGGGATCAATTATAAAGCAAGTTAAAGCATTTGCTTGTACTTCTAGGGGACAAGCTCAACGTCTTGGAAAATATTTAGCATTTACAGAGCAAAGAGAATCAGAAGTTATCACCTTTAAAACATCAATAAATAGTGGAACGATTGTTAGGCCAGGAATGGTAATCAGTGTAATAGATCCTGTTAGAAGTGGAATCAGAAGAGGAGGTAGAATTTCTGCTGCATCAACAACTGTTATTACTGTTGATAATGAGGATGCAACCGATTTATCTATTACAGGCGATGCAAAGTTAAGTGTTATTTTGCCTGATGGATTAACAGAAATAAGGAATGTAAGTAGCAAGTCTGGAGCTGCAATAACAGTAGCGAGTGCTTATAGTCAAGCTCCAGCAGTAGGAAGTATTTGGTTGTTAGAAAATAACACTGTAGAAGCAGAAGAATGGAGAATTTTATCTGTTGTAGAAGAAGACGAAGGAGCTAATTATGTCATCACAGCTTCTCCATATATTGAAGGCAAATATGCAAACATTGAATCAGGTATTACTTTACCCGCAAGGAATGTTTCTGTATTAAACGCACCAGCAACACCTCCTGCTGATCTTGGTGCAGAGGAAAAAATTGTTGTTATAAATGGTAAAGCAGTACCAAAAATAATTGTTAGCTGGAAGCCTTCAGTTGGAATTATTCAGTATCAATTACAGTACAGATTTGAAAAAGGAACTTGGTACACATTTACAGTGGCAAGTTCTTCATTTGAAATAGAAAACAGTCAAGTCGGTGAGTATGAATTTAAAGTTGCTGCTTTTAATATAAATCTATCTCCTTCTAATTTAACGAGTGATCTTACGTTTAATGCTGTTGGTAAAACAACTAAACCTGCTAATGTCGCCAATCTTTCTTTTGAAGGGATCAACGCAAACTCAGCAAGATTAACTTGGGATAAATCGACTGATGTTGACGTTCTTCATGGAGGACGAGTTCATATAAGACATTCTTCTTTAACAAATGGAACTGGAACGTGGTCTAACTCAACTGATCTAATTAATTCATTAGCAGGAAACAGTACTCAAGCAGTCGTACCTTTGATGACTGGAGAATATATTGCGAAGTTCGCTGATGATACTGGTAATTTTAGTGATGGAGAAACCAGCATTATTATTACGGCTCCTGCTGTTGATGAATTATTAGTTGGATTGCAGCAAAGAGAGGATACAGGTAATTTCCCTGGAACGAAAACAAATACAGTTTATGATGCTACTTATGATGCTTTGAAGCTTACAGATCCATCTGCTAATGCAACAGGTACTTATGCTTTTCAAAATGCTTTAGATCTTGGGGCTATTTTTAATGTTGACCTTGAAAGAGTGTTCGCAACTAGAGGTTTATACCCTTCAGCTTTAATTGATAGTAGGACAGATTTAATTGATACTTGGACTGATTTTGATGGTGATATTCCAGATAAAGTTAATGCTGTGTTAGAGGTTTCAACTTCTGACGATGCTTCTAGTTATGGTCCCTTCTCACCTTTTGCTAATGGAACATTTAGAGGCAGAGGTTTTAAGTTTAGATCAGCGTTGTCCACAACAGATGTAGCTCAAAATATTCTTGTTGATCAGCTTGGTTTTCAGCTTAAATTTACAAGAAGGACAGAGCAGTCTACGGCTGCAATAGCTAGTGGCACTAGCGGTAGCGGTAAGGCTATTACATTTGGTAAGGCTTTCTTTACTGGAACGTCTGTTGTAGGAGGAAGTACAACTGCATATCTTCCTAGCATTGGGATTACTGCTTACAATATGGCTTCAGGAGATTATTTTGCAGTTTCGAGTGTGACAGGAACAGGCTTCACCGTTATTTTTAAAGACAGCTCAAACAATCCTATTGATAGGAATTTTTCTTATACGGCTGTAGGATTTGGTCGTGGCAGTTAAACTAATGAAAAAGGTAGCAAGTAAATGACAGTCCATGATTTAGTTATTGCAAATGCTTCGGGGGCGGCTGTAAGAACCGACCTGAACTCTGCTTTAGCTGCAATAGGTTCAAACTCTAGTAATTCCAGTGCTATTACAGGTGCAAATAGTTATCCATATCAGTGGCAAGTAAGAACAGATGTTAATAAGTTATACATGCGAGATGCTTCTACTAATACGACTTGGCATGAGGTCGGAGATGTAGGAGTAGCAAATTTAGGATTAGCAAAATTAGCCAGTCCAACATTTACAGGTGTCGTAGAAATAGCAAATGGAACAAACGGCGCACCATCTATAGCGTTTGATTCAGATACAGATACAGGTTTATACAGACCAGGGTCTAATATTTTAGGACTCTCAGCAGGTGGAACGCCTTCTCATGTATTCAAGTCAGATGGAAGCGAACCACAAGTACCTTTAAAAGCAACAAATGGATCGGCCTCGGCCCCATCAATTAGTTTTGCCTCAGATACAAATTTAGGGTTATACAGATCGGGGGCTAATTCTTTATCTGTCACGACTGGCGGGACGGAAATGGCTATTTTTAATGCCCATGGTTTAAATATTACAGGGCAACGTGATTTACGTTTATACGATTCTGATAGTTCTAATTATGCAGCAATACAAGCTCCTAGCACTATCGGATCAAATTACACGTTAACTCTTCCTACGGATGATGGGACTTCAGGTCAATTCTTAAAGACAGATGGATCGGGAAATTTAAGTTGGCAAACACAGGCAACAGCATCTTTAATTATTAGAGGTGCTATTGCGTTTGATGGTAGTGGCAGCGTAATTAAAAATACAAATTTAACGGTTTCAAGGACTGGTACAGGGACTTACACTATTACAATTGATTCTTCAATTAGAAATGGTACAAGTTACGGAGTCATTATTGGCAATATTCGAGAAAGTGCATCTAGGACGGTAGGTCAATACACAACAGGAAGTGGGTCTAGTCCTAGTAACTCAGGATTAACGGATAATATGACTGTTGCTTTTATTTCTAGTCGTAGCACTAACAGTTTTAATATTACGGCTTATCGTTTTGACAGTGAAGTGGCTTATGCCTCTTCTGATGATGGAGACAGGGCTTTTACTTATAAAAGGGTTGCAGCAGATCCCGATTACATTTCCATTGCTTTTTTCTCTTAATGGCAACTATTTTCTACAATTACGATAAAAGTACAACGAAACTTGCAACTGTTATTTCTGATAAAACTCCAGCAGAATTAGTTGCAATGGATGTTATTCCTGAAGGGGCTGCTTATCTTTCTGTTGAAGACATGACAGAAGACATGACAGATGAAGATGAACGCATTAAATATAATGAGGTCTTGTATTGTAGTTTTGATGACTATGTAAATCCAACAAAAGTCGTAGTTGATTATCAGGCAATAATAGCTTCATTGCTAGAAGATATAAAACCAATGCGAGATACTCTTGTTTCTACATTGGATTACTTAAAAGTTAAAGCTGCTTCAAATAATAAAACGTCTGTAGTCTCAGAGATAGATGCCGACATTACTGCATTAAAAGCTTGTTTAACTGTTGAACTATCAAACTATACAAAGGCTGCTGATTTAAAAGATTATGTTCCTGATATTATGTCTATTGATTATAATTTAAAATACGAGGACAGAATTGATGCTTAAAGAAACTTACCCTACTTTTGCAAAAGAAAAGATTAAAAAGATAATAGAGGATAGAACTCAAGATATAAAATTACAGGCAAAAAGAATAGGTAAAAGACCTGAAGATAAGTGGAGAGATTATCTTTCAGAAGAAGTTTTAAAATCTGTTATTGATAAAGATATTAATGCAGCAAAGGACAGTAATTTACATAGTTTTTCGGCAGAAATATCTAATAAACTTTTACATATTTTAAAAGAAATTTATTCCGATAAGTCTATTTATACTTCTGGACACTTTTACTACCCTCCTACTGGATACATGGGATGGCATACAAATTATCAAATGCCAGAAGAGCGTGTTTATGTTACTTATGCTTCTGAAAAAGGTAAATCTTTTTTTAGATATTTAGAAGGAGATAAAGTAATTACTGATTATGACGATAAGGGTTTAACTGTTAGACGTTTTTCTGTTTCGAGTGAAAGACCATATTTTTGGCATTGTGCAGGAAGCGATTGTGATCGGTTTAGTTTTGGGTATAGGCTAAAACCAATAGAGTCTTGATATACTAAAGCCAAAGGCACCAAGCTTATGGCAATAGCACCTGGAACGTATGACATGACGATCCAAAGGAGATCAGATCATACTGTTAATGTAACTTTGACAAATACAAATATTAGTGGATACACAGTTACAAGTCAGGTTTGGGACAAAGCTCGAACGACTAAAGCGGCTGATGTCACGATTGCTGTTACAAATGCAGCAGCAGGAATATTCACTTGGACGCTTCCTGACAACATCACCTCGGCAATGTCGGCTTCAGAATATCAATACGATGTTATGTTGACCAATCCGTCAGGGCTGAAAGAATACTGGTTAGAGGGTACTATTTATATGGATGAAGGATACACTGCATGACCACAGTAAATATCACAACCAACAAAAACACTGTAACTATTGACGAAAGTAATAGTTCAGTCATATCGGTTGCAACTCAAGGACCACAAGGGCCACAATTCTCATCAAGTGCTACGGCTCTGTTAGATGCAAGTAAGGTTGATAAAAGTATAATTTACTATGATGGTACTGCTGGCTCTTATAAAGCGGACAGTACATGGACAACAAGCACAATCACTGACGGAGGTAACTTCTAGTGGCTAACACAATCAGAATCAAACGCAGCACTGGAAGTTCAGCTCCTACCAGTCTTGAAAATGCAGAATTAGCTTTTGCTGAAGGAACTGAGGTTCTTTACTTTGGTAAAGGAACTGGTGGCTCAGGGGGATCGGCAACATCCATTATTCCTATAGGTGGTAAGGGTAAGTATTTCGATAAAGAAACGACCCAGACTGCTAACTTTATTCTTGCTGGCCCTACCACTGGATCGGCTGCGGCTGCTGCATATCGAGCTTTAGTAGCTGCTGATATTCCGTCTCTACTTCACACGAAAATATCTGATTTTGATACAGGAGTTAGGACAAACAGATTAGATCAGATGGCAGCTCCTACGGCTGCTGTTTCTGCTAATAGCCAAAAGATTACTAACCTTGCTGATTGCACAGCAAATGGAGATGCAGCAAATAAAGGGTATGTAGACGGAGTTGCACAAGGTCTTGATATTAAAGATTCTTGTACTGTTGTTGCTACCAGCAACATCACACTATCTGGAACGCAAACTATTGATGGTGTTTCAGTTTCAGCAGATCAACGAGTTCTTGTAGCTGGACAATCAACAGCAACACAAAACGGAATCTATCTCTGTAAAGCAAGTACATGGACAAGAACAGATGATTTAGCGACTGGTGCGGATGCGGCTGGAGTTTTTACTTTTATTGAGAAAGGAACAACAAACGCTGAAAATGGTTTCACTTGTACTTCTGATAAGGGAAGCGCAGTTGTAGGAACTAACAACCTTACCTTTGCTCAGTTTTCAGGTGCAGGTCAAATCACAACGGCTGATGGTTTACAGAAGACAGGAAACACAATCTCTGTTGATCTGAAGTCAAATGGTGGTCTTGTTATTGAATCAGGTGAGATCGCAATGGATCTTGCTGCTAGTTCAATCACTGGAACTTTGCCAGTTACAAAAATAACAAGCTTAACTTCAACTGTTGCTGAGTTAAATAAATTAGATGGATTAAATAGCACAACAACTGAATTAAATACTTGTACTGACGGATCAACTTCTGCAACATCAACAACCTTAGCTCCTGCTGATCGTATGGTGATTAACGATGCAGGAACGATGGTTCAGGTAGCTTTATCTGATCTAGTTACATTCCTTGAGAATGGATCTGTTTCTGGTTTTGATATTGATGGTGGAACTTACTAAACCATCTGAGGAATAACTAATGGCTAACACAGTTAAGCTTAAAAGAGGTAGTGGCAGCGATCCATCTGCCTCTGACATGGTGGTAGGTGAACCCGTTATAAGAACAGATACGGCTGAACTGTTTTTTAAAAAAGATGATGGATCAGTAGCAAAGGTAAGTGGTGGAGGTGGTGGCCCAGATTTTAAATATTTAGCTCTTAGAAATGCAGCTAATAATGGATCGGCAAGTTACCCAGGAAATGACTTTACGCTTGTAACTTCTGGCACAACTAACGCAATTACTCCAGCAGCCGCAAATACATTATTAGTTAGTTATGGCGGTGTAATTCAAAAGCCTAATTCTGGAACGTCTACAAGTGGAATTACTGGTTTTATTGTTGATGGGTCGAGAATAAAGACAGCAACTAATTTTGCGGCGGCTCCTGATTTTATTCTTTATCAAGAGTCAGGTGGTATTGGCGAACCAAGTGATGGAACTGTTACAGAGGCAAAGTTAAGTGTAAGTAACAACCCGACTAATGGATATTTTTTATCGGCTCAAAGTGGAAATACAGGCGGTTTAACTTGGGCTGCCGTTGATTTATCGGCTTATTTACCTTTAGCAGGTGGAACTTTAACGGGTAATCTTACTATTTCTAATACTGAACCTAGAATTTACTTAACTGATACAGATAACAAT